CAACGCCTTTGCCCCAGAGGTCATAGAAGTGGTTTCTTCCTTTGGGTGTGCCGATAAACATAGCAGAGCCGCCCCTGTCGCTCAGTGAAGGTCTCAAGACTTCAGTCCAAGTGTTAGGCTTCATGTCGGCAATCTCATCTAGGATACAGAAATCAATCCCCCGGCCCCGCAGGTTGTCAGGCTTCTCTGCGCCTTTCAGTGATATTTTAGAGCCGTTAATCAGAGTTAGCGTCAGGTTGCTCTCATTCTTTTTGGCAACATACTGGGGCGGCATTACCTGAGCGAGCATGTCCCATGCTATTTCCTTTGCTGACTTATAAGTAGGGGCAACATACCAGCAGTGCTGGTCAGGCTTAGCTACCGCTTTGCCTATCAGCTCCAGTGCCGATAGATAGGTCTTGCCAAACCGCCTGCCAGCAACAACAACCCTAAAACGGGCCTGACAAGAAAATATCTTAGTCTGTGGCTTGGTCAGTATCATGGGTCAGTATTACCTGCATGGGCGGTATGTCACGCTGCTCTACAGCTACCTCGCTCCACCCTGCTTGGCATTTAAGATAAAACATAGCGGCAGATGTATGACCGTCTCTAGCCTGCTGTAGCAGCCCAGTGGCAACACTGGCTATAGCTTTGGCCTTCCCCTTTTTATAAGCCGCAGAAACTTCTGGCTGGCGGCCCTCAATAGCTCTCAGTGTGTTTTCTGATATATTGTAGTAGTCAGCCACTTGAGCCTTACTTAGAACGGCTGCAAGGGCTTCTAGCTGGGCTACCTGAGTCTCACTGAGGGTTACAGGCGGCCTGCCTCCCCCGTCACCCTGATTACCTATCTTCATTTGACAACCATTGCTTGAATATCTGATAAGCTATCTGTGCAGTCATAACAGGGGGCACACTCATTCCTATAAGATATTTAGGGTTTACTGATTTAAAATTGTAGTCAAGCGGATAGCTCCCTGCATTCTGTAAGTCTTGAGGAGTAAAATGCTCAGCATCAAAGTGCCTGAACATATCAGACGAGGCCACTATTGTTGGGCACACATCTGAGTCTTTAACTATTGGGCGAGTGTAGCCGCTTACCTTTTTGTATAGCCTCATATTTATGTCTGCTATCTTTTTGTCTGACTGCATCCTATTTGCAAGCAGGTGCTTTGTCATTGCAGCTACAGGTCTGCCGCTGCCGTTCTGACTTCTGTACTCACCAAACTTAATAGCCTTTAGATTAAACTTTAGCTTTAAAAGAGGAAAGTTAAGGTCTTTTCTTTGGCATATAAAAAACACTCTTTCTCTTAACTGAGGCACCCCCATCGATGCAGCATTTAACAAAAACAGTTGCACCTTATACCCAGCATCTTCAAATTTACTTTTGATCGATTTTACATAAGCCTTTGCGTTGCCTGCAATTAAGCCCTTTACGTTTTCAGCAATTACAACTTTTGGTTGCAGCTTTTTGGCCAGCAAAATGTAATCAAAAAACAGGTCGTCTAATCTCTGAGCTGTCTGACCTTCAGCAAACACTTTTTCTTTGCCCCAGTCTTTTTCCCTGTTGCCCGACAAACTAAAAGAGGAACAAGGAGGGCTTCCGTCTAGTATGTCTAAATCATAAAGATCATCAGGAAAATCTTCCCTGTCAGCAAAAGCTCTAATATCCTCAAGGAATAAATGCTTAGGCTTGTGGTTTGCTTTGTAAAGGTCTGCCATTCTAGGGTCAATTTCAACGCCCCCTAAATGCTCATACCCAGCAAGTTTGTATCCCATGGATGAGCCGCCACCACAAATAAAGGTTCCGAATACTTTGCGGTTATTGCTTACCACGTTTTTAGCGGGGTATCCGTCTGACATGCGCCATGAGTAAGGAAAATTCAAAGCCCGAGGACCTGCAATATTGCAACTTCTTTTGATTCATTTATTTTTCTCAGAGCCTCGCTAACAGCACCAAAATCTTCCGCGCTCAGTTTAAACTTCAGCTCCATTAAATCATCAAAATCATCAACATCAATTTCTGTGTTTTTATCAGAAAAATCTAAAGCTTCAGAAAGGCCAGAAATAAAATCATCGCTAAACCCTAAAAGATCAATATCAAAATTAAGCTCTGCAAGCCTTTCAACTTCAACCTGCAGCAAGTTAAGGTCCCAGTCGGCATTGATAGCAATTTGATTGTCGGCAATAACATAAGCCTTTTTCTGTGCTTCAGTCAGGCCGTCTAAGATAATTGTAGGAACCTGCTTTAGCCCTAGCTTTTTTGCAGCAAGAAGTCTCCCATGCCCAGCGATAATTGAGCCAGTGCCATCAACCAATATAGGATTAGTAAACCCAAACTCTTTGATGCTTGCAGCTACCTGTAGCACCTGAGACTCGGTATGTATTCTGCTGTTGTTTGAATACGGTATTAAGTCAGCGGCATTTAGATATACAACCCTAAGGTTTGGCATTTATTTTCCTCAATGTTTGGTTTCAATGTTTCTGTACAAGCTGTCTTGCCTTTCATACTCTGACTCAAAGCATGGCGTGACAATACACTCTACCTGCTGATACCCAATACCGCTCGCAACCCTGACGGCATTATTAAACCCAATAACAGTACAGATGTAATCTTGATGCCCTCCGTTATCATCTGCCCAGTAAATGCCATACTGGTCATCAAGCAAATAAGCAACTCTAAGGGTAGTGCGATATGCTTTTTCCATTACAATATTCCAATAATAGATCTAGCAAAGTATAAGACGGGTATGCATTATAACAACTTATGTTATGCCTATCTAGCAATATTTCGGGGTGTACATCCCGTCCCACTCCAGAGGCTCGCGCCACTTCTTGTGTGCTAGTGGATGGGTGTTGCCTTGCTGATACTGACCGCGCTCAACTTCTCGGGCCATTAAATCCCTAACAACTTTTTTGGCGTCATTATTATTGCAGTTGCATGTGTTGCGAATGTCTCTTAGATAAAACATTCTTTTGTTTTGCCAGTATGATGATTGCCTAAATATTTCTGTGTAGCTTTTGTCTTGCTCCAAGATTGTCTCCCTATCATTTGTTTGTTGCAAAAATATCAACTCCGTAGCGCTCATATAGTCGGTGGTAGCGCGTTACCGCTGATCTACAGCTACCGTATTTTTTAGCAATCTGAGCATAAGTCATGCCTTGATTTTTCATTTCACTAATTGCTGTAATATCTTTTTTGCTGCAAGTAGGGACCCACACATTGTTATTCACAAGCAGGCTTCCTGTTCTTATAGTCAGGCCAGACACCATTACAGACGTTTTGATAATAAGCATTTTCAGCAGATAGCTCTGCCCTGTAATCGCTTTCACCGACAAAGCCCATCAAAAGAATAACGGCAAAGCCTGCAACAATCCAACCTAATTTAATACTCATTTTTTTCTCCCATAATCTGTCTAAATGCTAAAAGCTCAACCGCCATCTTCATAACATCTGAAGGCGGCAAACTTTCCCAATGATACTTTTGATTTACAAAATGCTTAAGAGTCTTTGTTTTTATTCTTCTATCTTTAGCTTGGATTGCTATAAATTCTTTCAGCTCCATAATTTCTACCTGTGGGCATTTACTCATTTTTAGTCCTCATCATAAACCTGCAAAGCTAATGTTGCCGCAACTTGAACCGCTGAAGCCGCACCCGCTATTTGCAAGTCGTCGATGTTTTCGGTGTAGGCTATTAACTCAACAAGATTTGTAGGACCAATAGTTACGACAAAAAGCCCATAACCCTGAGGGCAATCTTTAATAATATTGTGCGCGCTACCCAAGGTTTCAACCATATCTTGAGTAGTACATTTTCTTATTGGAGTTGGAGCCACCATGCCGTCAATCCTTATTATCACCTACTGTGTTAGTTGTACGCTCAGAAGATACGGCGCCGTAGCAATACGCGCCCCGGCCGTTTCTGTAACCGCTAGGGCATGTGCCTCCGGATTTTTCAACGACTACAGGGCTTGGGCTAAAAGAAAGCTCATTCGCAATAGCTGGGTCATCAAGAATAATCATAAGGTTGAGCATAATGGTCTTAAACATAGTCTGTCTCCGCACTTGCCGCTAGTATAGCATTTCCAATTATTTCTGGTATCTGAGGCACAACCGAGTTACCTAAGGCTTTAAGTCGGTGTGCTTGGCTGGGTATCCCATTAGAAACTCTATCCACTGAGGGTTCAACTTGCCACCAGCTTGGGCCGCTAAGGTTGGCGTGTTGCGCAAGTATTCCGAGGGGTAAGCTCCGCACTTCGCATCGTGCGCGGTTGGGGTAGGCCACAATCCAGACCCTATCTCTGTGGTGGTTCGCGCCAAGTTGGGAAGCTGGTATACAGTGCCACTCTGCATCATACCCGACCTTGGATATTTCCCACAAAACCTGCTCAAACCATTTGCCTCCGTTTCCAGTAAGCAGTGCTGTGACGTTCTCAAAAATGGCATACCTTGGATGAATCTCCCTAATAAGTCGGGCGCACTCTGACCATAATCCAGACCTTGTGTTTTTTCCGAGTCCGCGCTGCAAGCCTGTGCAGCTAATGTCTTGACAGGGGAAGCCTCCAGTAATAACGTCAACTTCAATTCCGTCTTGAGCAAGTCTGCTTGCTGTAAGCGTTTTAACATCTTCATATATAGGCACCTCTTTCCAATGTTTAGCTAATACTGATTGCGGATACTTTTCTTTTTCGCAAAAGGCTACAGTCTCAAAGCCTCCTGTTTTCTCAAGACCAAGACTGAAGCCGCCAATGCCAGAAAACAAATCTAATACTTTTAGCTTTTTCATTCGTAATTTCCGACTAAAGCAAATACATAATTGCCTTGATAGTCCATGCCGTTTACCAGATCAAAGTCAAACCACTGCATTTTGTCGGCATAACTTTGTGCAATTTCCCTTGCATCAATGCGAACATCTAGCCCATAGTTACGCTCATACCTTTTGCCTTGCTGGTCAGCGTAAGTGTATAACTTCCAGAACACTTGGCCTGATGTTTTAGACGTTCTGTATTTTAGTGTAATTACCTGCATAACTTCTCTCCAAGTTTAACAATAATTAAGTATATTGGTTTTCAGCTTCAGCTCTTTGCTTGCCTTTTTTTGCTTTTCTTTTCTTGTTCTGTTTGTGCTTATTTCTACATGCCGCCCTATCATCTGCCCAGCGATATGCTGAACTTACATTCTTGCTTTTCATGTTTAATCCCATACGGCTTTTTGTGCAGCCTCAAAAAGTGTTTCTAAAGCAAAGCGAGTCTCATCGTCAATCATCCAGTCTTGAATTACATCATGCAGATCAAGCAGCTCATCAGGGCTGTTTTCAGATAACGCTATAGACACCGCAACTATATAATCATTAACCGTTCTAATATCTTGAATGCTCATTTAAAATCCTCCAGTCAGAATTATAGTAAGTTTGTCAGCGTCAGCTTCAAACATTATGCCTCGCTCAACTAAAGCCATTAAGCCGTCATGGAACTGAGTCCAGTTGCTATATCGTATTTTCATTTTGCTGCTCCTGTTAATGAAACTGTCGTTATTATATAACCGCATTGATAATAAAGTAAATACATTCTTTACTTATTAGAATCAAGGGTTTACCAGTCTATTAGGGACAGCAAAGCCCTTGGTGTCCCAATTTTAGGGCATTAGTGTGCTAGGCCAGTTAGCCCAGATGTAATAGGAAGTCAGGCCGCAAGCAATCCACTGCCAGTTCTTGAATGATATGTACACGACAAGCACGATGAGGGAATACAAAACAATTGTGAGGGTGAAAAGTAGCTTTAATAGGGCTGTGGTCATAGGAAGTCTGCCTGTAGTTCAAGGGCTTTAAGCTCGCCCCTTAGCTCTACTATGTCTTTCATCAGATTCGCCCTTACCATTTTTATTGGCTCAGACCTTGACCGTATCATCTCGGTCACGAACTCAGTCCCATACATTTCTTCCATGTATAGAGTGTAGGGTATTAGGTTGCCCGACTTGTAGAGGTTGCAGCTTGGGCACTGGGGATGAATGTTGCGCTCATCATACCGCCACCTTGTAGATGTTCTGCTAATAAAGTGACCACCTTGCATGTTGCTCCAGTGGTCATTCTTTCCGCAGCTTACGCAATTGATATACCCTCCTTCACCTGCGTGCACAGATGCCTTAATTCTAACTATTCGCTGCATTAGCTTTGCTGCGTCTTGCGATAGCTGAGCCAGCGTCTTAGGCTTTCGCTTTGCCATTATTCTAACCTTGGTCTGACAGTAATACGGTGAATCTCGCCCTCAGTCTTTGAGTATGTAATAGCCTTGGCTCCGCGCTGACTTACCCAGCCGCCTCTGGTCGCATACGAATCTCTTGAGCTAAGTGTTGGATGCTGTTCTGAAATAGCACCGCCATCTTCTACGACTCTTTCATGGTGGTAATGCCCAGTATGGATATAGGTGTTTTTTGCTTGGCCCCACATCTCTCGAAATCTTGGCTCGCTAGCAAACAGCTTATGCAACTGGGCAAGCCTTACCTTGTGGCCGTGGTGAAAGCCGAGCATTACCTCACCATGCAAATAAGCATAATACGGAAACTCGTTGTCAATAACTTCAACCCTCGGTTCATCCTTAAAAACGTGCTTGATGTGCTTTCTCATCCAGACTGAGCCAGCCATATCGTGATTGCCTTCTGCCTGTACCACAACAACCTTTTCAAATCTTTTAAGCATCATTAAAACGGCTTGAGTCATTACCTCAATAGATAGCTCTACGATTTTTCCGTATCGTGTATCAGCGTCAAGAAGATGCCCAGAGCTTGGTGTGACGGCATCAAGAGAATCAAAGTGCAGGAAGTCACCTAGCTGGTTCAATACTCCTGTGCCGCTCTGAGGTGAGCCGTCAATCATATCTTGCACAGCATTTAAGAACACATCCCTACTAATAGTTATGTCCCAAGCTTCAGAAGTCTCAGCCGCCCACGCATACATCCCAAGGTGAAAGTCGGTTATGGTTATTAGGGTTAGTAGGTCGCTATCGCTATGCTTTGGCTTTGGTGTTCTTTTGAAAGGCTTGTACCCTGTAGAACCTTGCTCAAGACTTTCAATCAGTATTTCTAGCTGTCTCGCCTGATCTGATTTTGATTTAACCCACTGGGCGGTTACATTGCCGTCAGCATTGTAGAGTGTAGATACGCCAGTCAGCTTGTAGCCCTCTGGAGCCTCTTTTGTCATGTCATGCTCTGGCGAATAACCAGCAGCAGCAGCCCTCCTCTTGACTGCCCTCAGTGATTCCCTGCCATTGCCTGACTCTATTCCTGTCTCTTTTGCCACTTCACCCCAAGTGGCTTTAGCTAACTTCATCTCTACTACTTTTCGCTGCTGGTCGGTTACACAATAATCAAGGTGCTTTTCTGTTATATATATTTCTTTTGTCATTATTCTGTCTGCCGTTGTCTTAACCTCATATATTCGGAGTCAGCAGGGTTACTCAGACGCACACCGTGATCGTTGGCCCAATCATACACTTCATCCATAAATCGCATCATCTCACCTTTTTTCAAGCCGCTTGTTTCAACAACTTGATTAGCAATAACAGTGCTACCAACAACAATATCCTTTGTGCCAAGAAATTTATATTTCATCAGCGTTTTGATTTCGTCACTGGTGACAGGCATTTTAGCAGAGAAATGAGTTGCAATCTCCCTCATCCAAACATGCATTAAAGCGTTTTGGTCAAGTGACCGTTTAGGGTCATAAGGCTCTGCCCTCCAAGTAAGTGGCTTTTCCCAGTCCCAATTTTCAATTACCCACTCAGAAAAAAAGCCTAGCCTTTCCTTAAGTTGCTCTTTGTTTTTTACTAACCAAAATTGACCGCTCATGTCAGGCTGTCTCCATCGGTTTCACCTGGAAAAATAACTTAGCCACCACCCTGAGTTGCGCTCTGGGTTTGTCGCTTCCCGGTTCGTAAACAGAGCCGCACTCCTCGATAATATTAAGATCAAGTAATTCTCGGACTCTGCCGCAAATACTGTTAATTGGAATGCCTGAAGCTTCTGAGGCCGCCTGTCTTGTTACTGGCGCATTTTGTTTAATCACCGACAAGACCTCATACCGCTTAGTTGAAAGCTCGTCTTGCAACTGACTATAGGTATACAGAGAATTGTTGTGCATTCTAGTTTTCATAAACCACCCCAGACTTCAGCCAGTTTGAAAGCGTCAGGAATAGCGTCAGGGTTGTTAGCCTTTAAAGCCTCATGGTTAACAATGTTCAGATACTTTTCTTCTAGCTCAATGCTAATAGGCTCACTGCTGCCCAACTTCATTGCAGGGTTGTCAGCGTCTACAGTTATAATACCGATAAACCACCACCATGCTTGCGCTATTTCAGGCGGGCAAGATGATTCTGGCAATGGCTGTGGCGGGGTATATTGCTGCTCATGCTGTTTGACAAGTTGCAGTATCTCCAATATCTCAACTGGCTTAGGAGCATACTTTCCTGTGTAGCAGTAATCGCGGAAAGCTTTAACAACTAATGCAGGGTCTTTGCCGATAAAGCCCCGCAGCCATATTCTTATTTGTTGGTCATCAACTGATTTGCCGTAAAAGCTCATTGTTGACTTAAGAGCATATACAACATCATCTCTTTCTTTTCCATTCATTTTTTTCTCTCCAAAAATTTAAACGGGTGGGTACTGTTAACCCTTTACAGTAAAGTAAATAACTTTTTTCAGCGATAACGAGCTCCTGTTAACGTATCAAATATTACTATCTGCGCCTTGATCTGCTCTCAACCTTGCGCGGGTATTGCGAGAGGGTCAACTCCGCTCGTCGGTTCATTACTTCCAACGCCTTTACCCCGTTAACATCTGCAACTTTTTGGCTTGTATAACGCCAGAGGGGAATGGTAAACTACCACCATCTTGTTGCTCTCCCCACCAAGATAACTTGTCCACAGACGAGTGTAAACCCCCTACCGAAAGGCTGGGGGTTTTTTTATAGCCAAGATAAGCTAAGCGTCATCTATGCCCATGCTTAACATTTTATTGAAATCAATATCAATACAGTTAGCTATTTCTGCTAACTTGTTTACGCTCATGTCCGTTGATTTTCTCCACAAATAAACAGACTGCCTTGATATATTCATTTTCCGCGAAAGCTCAATAGAGGTGCATTCCTTGTACCCCATTGCTCGCCTGATGCTTTTGCCTGTATCAATAAGCATTTCGTCTCCTCTTGTTTCTGTTAGAAAGGTATATCATCAACCGATATTGTTTGTGACGCTTCAGGTTTACGGTCAGGTTGTGAAGGGGGGGCTGACCGTTCTATGGCATCATTAACGCTTGGCTCCCATTGATTTTTAGTTGCGTAAGGTTTGCCAGCTTTACTCTTTAGCAGGTCGGCATTAAGCCAGCCGTTTTTCTCATGCTTTAAAGCAAACTCAATAAATTCTTCAACCTTAAAAGACAATTGACCTATTACAAAATCAGGCGTTCCCTCTCTTTGCTTGAAAATCATTCCGTCTATAAAAATCTTTTCTTCATTCATCTCAGTCTCTCCACTTCATCGTTAATAGTTTGAACAGCTATTATTAGCTGCTCCTCTAGCTTCGAACAGAAATCATCATCCCGTTCGACCGTTACTAAAACAAAGGGCATCTCTGGGTGATAGGCAAAGAAGTCCCATTGTCTTAATCCTGTTACCAGCATTGAGCCTTGTATCTGCTGATAATACTTTTTGACCCCCTCTTGAGGGTCACGCATATAGCTCGCCATAGCAGGTGGTAATGGGCATTTAATTTCTAGCCCCTTGCTACCGCCAGCCAATACAACTATGCCGTCAGGTGAACAACCATAGCTGTCAGTTTCATCAGTGATAAAACCCGCTTGAGTAACATCGTTGCCAGTTATCATCTCATAGTTCACCCGCGCCAGAGGCTCAAGGTCGGTGCCTCGTTGCATAGCCTCACTGGTGTAGCCGTCAGACCAACCGACAAAACGCTCTGCTATCAGGCTGTCTATATAGACCTTAGCAGATGCACTAGGCTTGCCTGTTGCCGTTATCAGCTTGGCAAATCCTGACGCGCTGGGCTTGCCGCATCGAGCATCACGCCAATCAATGCTACCTTGTTCAAGAAAAAGCCCAAGATGAAAATGAAAACCTGTTACAACTCCTTTAGAAATAATCATACCTTTGGTGTAAGCGCAAGTTTGCGCTCAAGAGCATCGGCTGCGTTAATGTATTGACCTGCAGTCAGGTCAGTTAATGCCTTGACAGAGTAAGCCTTTAAAAACTTTTCAAGACTTGCCCCTGACCTGTGTATCAGCTCCTCAATATGGTCAATGCCTTTAACATCTATCAGCTCAACTGGAACCTCTGGCGCAACTAACCCTGAGTAGATATACAGTCCTAGCCCATGCATTGCACAGCATTTTACAAGGCAGCGCATTCTAGAGCTATTGATTGAAAAAGCATCAGGCTGTGACTGAGCTTTGTTTTTAAAATCCAGAACTGGTAGCCACATTGTATGGGCTAGCCCGTGAATAGTAACGGTGCAGCGCACCTCCATTGTACTGTCAGGATATACAACATCATCTTCAATCTGATACTCAGCGTCAGAGTAATGCTGTTTAATTGTCTGCCAGCAAAATGTCCAACTAAGATAAGTAAACTGCCCTTTCTTTTCGGTGTGATCGCTACAGTCTATTGCTGATAGTGTTTCAAATACTGATTTAGTCATGTTGCTCTCCGATTGATAAATTGCTTTCTTGCTGTTCACGCTCATACTGAGCCGCATAACCTCTGTCATACGACTCGCCTTTGCCAGAGCAATGCGCTAAACCTTCGGCACAATCGCTCTCGCCTTTAATATACTTCTGAGGCTCAGTCATTGCCTTGAGCCTCCGCGTATCTTTTGATTTCATAATCTTCATGGCGGCCTTCTTCCATGTCTAAGTGATAACCGCAAACATCAACCCAGCAGTCATCATAGGTTTTCTTTACATGGTCAAGTATCATTTCAGATAATGCTTTTTGCAAGTAACCGCCAGCGGTACCAAGATGCAAGTTGAGACTCGCACTATAAGCCGCAATCATATAAGGATGATTTTTAGCTTCTTCTTCTATCCACTGACCGTCTCTGCTTGCCTTGGCAATCCCTTCGCAAATCATTTTTGCGTATTTATCAGATACAAAATCATGGTAGACCTCAACTAAGTGCTCCGGGCTTTGTACCCAAGCATTACGCCAGACGGTGATAGCGTCTGCTGCTGCGTCAGGATCTGTAAAGTCTAAGTCAGCATTACTGGCCCAGTCATAAAGTGTTTTGGTGCAGATATAGTTGTTTGACATATTGCTCTCCCAAGCCCCTGCGAAATGCAGGGATAGCGCTATTATATAGCTATTGTATAGACAGAGTAAACAACAGGGTATATTTCTTGCATAACAAGGCTTTACGGTTGGTCGGTAATTTAATAAGACCAGAAAACGGGGGAAGGTTTAGATGTGTCACCGTCAAGGTGAATGAATCGGTTGGAGCCTTTCTGATTAACGCCAATTCTAGGGACACCATGTTCTAGGGCGCACTGTATTAGCTTGTAAGCCCTCTCGCCTCTTATTGATATATCTACCGCCATTCCGCTTGAATGCGCTCCAGCGGTTGTTTTGACGGCTTCTATGGGGTGTTCAGGGCATCTGTAGCCAGAGCCTACGATTAGCGGGAATCCTAGAGACTTCCTGATTGAGTTGAGAGTAGCTAAAAATTCAGGGTCAAACTTGTACTTGCCGCAGTGTTGGCAAGCGAGTTCTTGCATTGAGAAGTGGCTCACGTTTAATCAGCCAAATGCATAAAATGCCAAAACACCAAACGCAACTATACTTGCGACCATCGAAATCATAGTTACGTGGCCCCAGAAATACGGTGCAGCCCTTGCAGATTCAACATGAAGGTTAGTCATTTCGTGAAACTTTTGCGAAATTCGAGCAGACTTAAAATCTTTCCAATGCTGCCGCATGACTGGCTTGTAAAGCTCACGGTATTCATAACGAAGTTTTGCAATGTCTCTCGCTAGCCCGTCCTTGCCTTCATATTCTTCGCTCATTTCTTTATCGCTCCTACTATTTTTTCCGCGCTTCTGCCAACTACATAGCCCCCCAGACCAATTTGAAGAAGCATAAAAGCATCCTCTGATAAAGGGTTCGGCAGCCACATCATTGCATCGCCAACAACCAGCGTCAGCATGACCAGCATTGTAATTGGTCGCCACGTTGCTGTTAACCAGTGGACACTGCTGGCTTCTGAATTGACAATGTTGGCTTGAGCTTCAAGGGTAGATTTCTCGTAATCAAAAACTCGTTGCATAGCTGCTGCCTGAACATCTAACAAGTGTCCTTTAGCTGCCAGCTTTTCATCTTCTGAAGTGTGCAGCTCATCAATTAACTCTGCCGCTGGCTTAAAGATTCCCGCTATTAAATCTACAACTCCAATCATTATTG